ATTTTGGTGCAAAAGGGTATTCGGATTATACAAAACATGGAAATCCCTTACGTATGCGTTCATATGTAACTCGACATGGTGGTTACGTTCCTCATATGGTTCAGAAACAGACAGATCCTAAACTCGTTCATTTAAATATGCTCGATGTTGTTAAAAGCGATAAAGAAAACTGGGGTAAAACAGGTTTTTATACCGCGGGGTTTTGGTCTCGTTGGCTCTTATGGAGTCACCCAGAGTTAGAAGGTGCCAAAAAAATAATAACAAAAAAATACGGTTTATCTTTCAAATAAATACGTGATTTTTAAGTTTGAAATATATAATCAAACATCAAAATCACTCTTCTTTGGCTTCATCTTTTTTAGCAAATCGTTTTTTCGTATCCATGCTTATTAAATAGGAAGTAAAACACCATGATATACACGAGAGTAATAAACCCATCAAAATGGGGGGTGGTTTAAAGGGGAAACTAAAAAGTTTCATGGATATCATGAAACAGCATAAACAACTGAAAATTCTTTGTGCGAGTTCAATATTATCGTACGTTTCAGCCATTTATAATGAACTTAGAAAAAATTATCGGTTCTATATAATTTAGCCTGAAAAGAACCAGTTTGTCCTAAAACTGACACGGACTCGTTACCATATATTTCCTGGCACCCAATATCATCCATACAATCTCTATTATCTATGGTTATAGGAAGTGAATATAATTGGTCACCTGGTGTTGTTGTATAATAATTGTACCTATCGCGTCTACCTCGAACTTCTTTTCCGTATATAGGTAAAGTTTCTTCATTTTCACCGACAAGAACACCCATTTGTTGAATATGACCAGGTTTATATTCTTTGATTGGTGGACTTCTGTATTCTTTTTCCATTGGTATTTCTACTGGGACTTGAATTGGTACATGAACTGGTACTTTTTTACTTACAATAATTGGATTACGCATTTGGTAAATTATAATAACTGCAAGTATAATTAATGCAAAACCCAAGAGTTTCTGCTTTGTCTTAATCTTCATTTGTATATACAAATATTATTTCTTACCGAGTAAGGGTTTAAGTGGAGTGAGATCTATTCTTTGTAATCTAAATTGAACAACTAACCAAAGAAAAAATAAACCACTTTTTAATAAATTGTTCGCATCTGTATCATCCATTACATATATTGGACCCATAACTTTACCAAAAAATGTATTATCTTTTTCTTCACCGGTTATCGCCATCTCAAGTTGTGTCAGTGCGCATGTATCATCATTAACTGACCAGTGAAAAAATATAAATGGTACAAGAAGTGAATAAAATTCTAAGTTTTGTTTATTGCTGGTAAATGGTATCACGAGCATGGTAACAAAAAAAGTCAAGTGGACAAAAAATATAATGTTCATGTCTATTAGTATGAACGAAGAAAAGAAACTGCCTAAAATATGGCACATACAACAGGAGAAAATTCTTAAATCTTGGGGTGAAGCTGCTGCGTGTTATAGATACATGCACTACCAGGCATATTGTTCATATAAAAATTTGAGTATGAAATTTACTATACCACTTATAATTGTAAGTACAGTTACAGGTACTGCTAACTTTGCACAAGAAACATTTCCACCGTCTGTACAACCTTTTGTACCATCGGCTATCGGCGGTCTAAATTTAATCACAGCCATCGCAACTACTATTATGCAATTCCTTAAAATTAACGAACTTATGGAAGGTCACCGCGTTGCCTCTGTACAATACGGTAAAGTTTCACGAACAATACGTCTCGAACTAACTTTACCTCTCACCGAAAGAACATTAAGTGGTACAAATATGATTGAAAATATGCGTACAGAATATGATCGTTTAATAGAACAGTCACCAAATGTTCCACAAAAAATGATAGATTCATTTGAAAGAGAGTTTCCAGATGATAATGTATTCTTCAAACCAGAAATTATGCATATTCAACCAATTATACCATTCAAGGCGATACAGGAAAGTAAAGTCATAACCAAGTTAAAAGATGCGGTTACCGGTGTAGCAAAACGCGAATTAAAAGAGGAACTTGAAAGTATCCGAGGTAATATCAAATCGGCTAAGAAAACTATAAAGTCAGATATCGAAGGGAAACAGCAGCGTATTAATGAAATTTCAGATTTAAAAGGTAAAGGTCTCGTAAGTTTGAAAGGTGATTTAATGAATGAATTACGCCGTCGAACAGAGTTAATGGAAGTTGTCACGGAAACACCAGCGGCTGAAGATAGTGCTGAAGATGATAAAGAATTAAAAACAGAATCAGATAAACGTAAATCTATATTAGAAAAAATAATTATAGAATCACCGAAAGACGATTTGAAAGATAAGCAACCATAACAAAAAGTGCTAAGTTAAAGAATCCAATACACATAACGTAAGGAAATAACTTCCTTTTGATAGGATCTATAACACGCTTTTGGAGTGCGTCATTATTCAAAACTAAATCTAGAGCTTGATTAGTAAGGTCGTCATCATCGGACATATGGATTCCTTTGTTATTATAAAAAAACAAAAAAAAAGTTATGAATTATCACTACGTGACAATGAAATAAATAATTTAAAACGGTGTTTAGATGAAGGTAAAAATATTTTTTTATGTGGGGCAGCTGGATGCGGTAAAACGTTTATCCTGAAAAATGTTCTGGATGAAACGAACAGTGTAGAAATATGGGATGAACCCATGCGTAAAAAAGATATATATTTAGACACGATCAAAAAATCAAACATGTACGCATATATAGAAGATTACGATTCAGATTTACATACATACAAACATATTGTGGAATCGGTTTCTGATGGTAATACTGTTACAAATAAACAATTAATAGTTACATCAAGAAATGTTTATTTCATGGAAAACTTTACAACTCTGATTATACAAAGATTAAAACCTGAAAAAATAGCTACTCTTAAACCAAAACATATTAATACTTTATTAGCAGCACATAAATGTAAAGGTAACATTCACAACTACTTTCACTATTTAGACTATACGGGCGAAAAAGATATTTTTAAAACACCAAAAGAAATTGTTACGGGTATTTTATGTGATTCCAGTGATATAAATATAACAGACTCTATTCACGAACATGGTCATATTTGGTCGATCATAGAAGAAAACTATCCAGATGCAATATTAGAGAATTATGATAAAATAGCATACTCTTTAACAAATGCAGATATTTTAGATACGGAAATATATCACGGAGATTGGGATATAATGCCTTATTTTGTATTACACGCTATAAAAATACCAAAAAAATATTTCGTTAAACAAATTGATCCAGAAAGTTTACGACCCGGTAGATTCTGGACTAAATACGGAAATCAAAAAATGAGACAGCAAAAGATTAGAGGTATACAAGTTAGGTCACCGATAGGTTTGGGACAAGGTGAATTTATGCTTTTACGAGAATACGCAAAAAAAGGTAATGTTTCGCATTTTAAAAAATATAATTTAACACCTCAAGACTTTGATGTAATGAATCATTTAGCAATACAAAATAAACTTAAACAACGTGAAGTTACAAAAATAAAAAAGTTGATTAAAGAAGAAATAGAAAGTTAAACTAATAACTATGTCTACAACCACTAACACGGATGATGATGAAGATTTTAAAATCACACGTGTTATCGGTAATGAAATACTATACTACGGTGAAATCACGAACGAGGATATTCTCGAATTTATAGAAGAGTTTAAGAAACTCGAAATTAAACTTCTTAAACAAAAAGCGGAACTTATTGGATACGAACCCGTTATTAGGGTACACATATGTAGCGGTGGTGGTGACTTATTCGCAGGTCTAAGTGCAATGAACATTATCGAAAAATCGCGCGTTAAGGTCGTCACGATCGCACAGGGTGAGTGCTGCTCGGCAGCAACGTTCCTCCTTTTGGGTGGACATGAACGTCTCATTGGTAAAAATGCACACGTTCTCATCCACCAAATATCCACGGGTGGATTTTGGGGGAAATACGAGGAAGTTAAGGATGAAATGAAAATGTGTGATAAACTCATGGACATGGTTAAGAAAACGTATACAGAAAAAACGAGTATCCCTGATAAACAACTTAAGAAACTTATGAAACGCGACGTTTATCTCGACCCTAACGAGTGTATCAAATACGACGTCGTTCGCGGTCTTGATTGATATCGACGTGGCGTTTATAAAGACCAATTATGGTCGCTATTATTAGAAACAAACAAAGTGTATTTGCGTTTATTGGTATAACTGTATTTTCTGGAGGTTTGAGCCGTTCCATTCTGCTATAGTCGACGACGGGTATTTTATCCGCCATACTCTACTATACCTGAATAAAAATTTCAATCACAAAAAACACAGTTAGAGATTTTTATATATTATTATTTAAATGAAAAGAGTTGCTATTGATATCGACGAAGTTCTCGTCTCGTTCGTTAAACCTATGGCAAAGTTCCGTGGATACAAAATG